ACCTCTAATGCAATTAAAAAAGGAGGCGGGAATTTTAAAAAACTATATTATGATTCAGACGTCAACAAGCGAAACCGCAATGGGCAGACTGCTAGTGGATTATATTCTTTGTTCATACCTATGGAATGGAACTACGAAGGATTCATTGATAAATATGGATTTCCTGTCTTCGATAATCCAGAAAAACCGGTCGAAGGAATTGACGGAGAGCTTATCTACTCTGGAGTTATCGAGCATTGGGAGAATGAAGCAGATGGACTTAGAGATAATAACGATGGATTAAATGAATACTACAGACAGTTTCCAAGAACAGAGAAACACGCTTTCAGAGATGAAATAGCAAAGTCTTTATTTAATCTTAATAAGATATACGAACAAACTGATTTTAACGAAGACTTAACCAAAGAAGGTTATATAACTACTGGATCATTTAGTTGGAAAAATGGAGTTAAAGATTCTGAAGTTCTATTTTCTCCGAATAAGAGTGGTAGATTTAGATTGTCTTGGATACCTCCTGTAGGCATGCAAAACAATGTTATAGTTAAAAATGGCATAAAGTATCCTGGTAATAAAGACATGGGAGCTTTTGGATGTGATAGTTATGACATTAGCGGAACAACTGATGGCAGCGGTTCGAATGGAGCACTACACGGTTTAACGGCCTACAGTATGCTAGCAGAAGTTCCATCAAGCCAATTTTTTTTAGAATACATAGCTAGACCACAAACAGCTGAAATATTTTTTGAAGATGTTTTGATGGCAATGATATTTTATGGAATGCCTATATTAGCGGAAAACAATAAGCCTAGATTATTATATCATATTAAAAGACGGGGTTACCGAGGTTACTCAATGAATAGGCCCGACAAAGCGCGTAGCAAATTATCTGTTACTGAAAAAGAATTAGGTGGTATACCAAACTCTTCTGAAGATATAAAACAGGCCCATGCTGCTGCAATTGAAAGTTATATAGAAGACCACGTTGGTTTACGAGAGTCTGGTGACTATGGAAAAATGTATTTCCAAAGAACATTAGAAGATTGGGCTGGGTTTGATATTAATAATAGAACAAAATTTGATGCATCTATAAGCTCTGGCTTAGCTATAATGGCTTGCCAAAGACATCTGTATGCATCAAAAACAACTAGAGAAGTTAAAAAAATTGATTTTGGTTTTTCTAAATATAATAATACAGGATCAAATAGTAAAATAATAAAATAGAAATGGCAGAAGCTACAGGACAAGTTACCCAATTTCCCAGCCAATCGGTTGACGATGCTACAAAATCTAGCATGGACTACGGAATGGAAGTGGCGCGAGGTATCCAGAACGAATGGTTTAGAAAATCATCCGGTACAGGAAGGTTTGCACAAAATCAAAGAGACTTTCACAAGTTAAGATTATATGCTAGAGGCGAGCAATCAGTCCAAAAGTATAAAGATGAATTTTCAGTAAATGGAGATCTGTCGTATTTAAACTTAGATTGGACTCCAGTACCAATAATCCCTAAATTTGTGGATATAGTGGTAAATGGAATGCAAGATAGATTATTTAAAATAAAAGCCTTTGCACAAGATCCAACTTCTGTAAAAGAAAGAACTGATTATGTAGACTCTGTTCAAGAAGATATATTAGCTGAGGACTTTATTGAAAATATGAACTCTAAATTAGGGATCGATACCAGAAATGAAAAAGCACCTGACACCCCTAAGACTACAGAGGAACTAGAGCTTCACATGCAGATTGGTTATAAACCTTCTATAGAGATTGCTCACGAGCAAGCTATGGATAATGTTTTTCAAAGAAATAACTATCCTGAATTAAAGAAAAGACTAGATTATGACCAAGCGGTTTTGGGAATTGCGTGTGCAAAACATACGTTCAATAACACCGACGGAATAAAATTAGAATACGTTGACCCTTCTAATTTAGTTTATTCATACACAGAAGACCCAAATTTTGAGGACGTATACTATTTTGGTGAAATAAAACAAATTAAAACAAACGAACTTAAAAAAGAATTCCCAGGATTATCTAATGAAAAGTTTGATGAAATTGTAAAAACCTCATCAAATTACAAAAATTACGACTATTCTAATAACGATGCAAGTAACGAGTCCGACTCAAATACTGTGACTGTTATGTACTTTAACTGGAAAAGTTGGGAAAAAAGTGTTTACAAAATAAAAGAAACCTCTACGGGAGCAAGTAAAGCAATTAAAAAAGACGATAAATTTGATCCACCAAAAGATCAAAGAACACGTTTTGAAAAAGTTGCAATGGCAAGAGAGGTTATATACGAAGGTGTAATGGCTTTAGGTTCTAACGAACTTCTTAAATGGGAGAAAGCTAGCAATATGGTTAGACCAGATGCTAACGCTAGTATGGTTATGATGAACTACGTAGTCTCTGCCCCTAGAATGTATAAGGGTAAAATATCTAGTTTAGTTGGTAGAATGATTACTTATGCTGATTTAATTCAGTTAACACATTTAAAGTTACAACAAACGATACAAAGAATGACACCATCAGGTGTTTATCTAGATGCTGATGGATTAGCTGAAATTGATTTAGGTAATGGTACTAATTACAATCCACAGGAAGCATTAAATATGTATTTCCAAACAGGATCTGTTATTGGTAGGTCAATGACCGTGGATGGTGAGATGAATAGTGGTAAAGTACCTATACAAGAATTACCAGGTGGTGGTGGACAACAATCACAGATGCTTATACAAGCTTACAATTACTATCTTAACATGATACGAGATGTAACCGGCTTGAATGAAGCCAGAGATGGTTCTGATCCTGATCAATATGCTTTACTAGGTGTACAAAAACTAGCTGCTGCTAATTCCAATACTGCAACTAGGCATATATTGCATAGTTCACTATATATAACAGCTACTTTAGCTGAAGCTATATCTGTTAGAATTAAAGACGTGTTAGAGTTCCATCCTCAAAGAGATGCTTTTATAGGAGGCATTGGAAGGTTTAGCGTGGGGGCTTTGCAAGAGCTTAATACTTTGTATTTGCACGACTTTGGTATATTTTTAGAATTAGAACCTGATCAAGACGAAAAGCAACTAGTCGAAAATAATATACAAATAGCATTGTCTAAAGATCAAATACACTTAGAAGACGTTATTGACATACGCCGTATTAAAAATGTTAAATTAGCTAATGAATTATTAAAACATAGAAGAAACAAAAAAATTGAATCTGATCAAGCAAGAGCAGAAGCAAATATTAAAGCGCAATCAGAGGCTAATGGCAAAGCTGCACAGACCGCTGAAATGGCTAAAGCTCAGGCTGAGCAAATAAAAGCTCAATCAAAAGTTCAAGTGCTAGAGGCTCAAACTAACTTTGATATTAAAAAAGTAGAGCATGAAGCAATCACTAAACGTGAGCTTATGAAATACGAGTTTGAACTCAATGTAAAATTAAAAGAAATGGAACTTCAAGCTAAAAAAGAAATAGCTGGAGGTAAACTTACTGATTCGGATATAACAGGCCCACCATCATCCGCAGCACCACAAAAGTCTTTTGAATCAAAAGGTAACGACGTGCTAGGGGATATTGATATGAGTAGATTTGGTCCAAGTTAAAAAAAATTACTAATTATTATATATTATTAAATTATGAGTGAATGGAAAATTAAAGGTGCTGTTGATAGCGAAGAAACTAAATCAGCACAAGAACAAGAACAAGCGGTACTAGATACTGCTGTAGAAAAGGGTGAGATCGCTCCTGAGTCTGCTGGTAAAAATGAAGATGAAGTCCCGGTAATAAACCTAGACGAAGTTAACAAACAAGACGAACCGGTAAAAGAGGAAAAAGCTATTGGAGGGCAAGAAGAAGCAGTTTCTACTCCTGAAGAAGATACAGAGGTAGAAGATACTCCCTTAGAGTTAGTAACTGATGAAGAAGAGGTACAGGCTCAACCACAGGACGACAGTCCTAAAGTAGATCAGAGTGCTGCGGAAAGGAATGCACCACCTGAAATTGAATTACCTGAAAATGTAGATAAGCTAGTAAAGTTTATGCAGGAAACAGGTGGTACTGTAGAAGATTATGTAAACCTCAACAGAGATATTTCCGCTTATGAAGATGGGGATGTACTAAGAGAATATTATAAACAAGCAAAACCTTGGGATAGTCAAGACATTAATGAATACATGGAAGACCAGTTCACTTATGACGACGATGATGACCCAAGAGAAATTCGCTCTAAGAAAAGAGCGTTCAAAGAAGAGTTATTCAATGCTAGAAAGTATTTAGAAGGAAACAAAGAGAAATATTATGCAGATCTCAAGTTGAGTCAGCAAAAAGATATTCCTCAGGAGTACCAAGAAGCTTTACAGTATTATGACACATATAAACAGAACACTGAATCAAGTGCACAATTAACACAAACTTTTTTACAAAAAACTGATCAAGTTTTTAGTGAATCTTTTAAAGGTTTTGATTTTCAAGTTGGAGACAATAAATACCGATATAAGGTTTCAAACGTAGCTGATACAAAAGATCAGCAATCAGACATTAACAATTTTGTATCAAAGTTTCTTGGAGACGACGGGTCTATTAGTGATGCCAAAGGATACCATAAAGCACTGTTTACTGCACGAAATGCAGATAAACTAGCTGAACATTTTTATGAGCAAGGCCGTGCCGATGCTCTGCGCAATTCCGCTAAGGAAGCTAAAAATATTAATATGGATCCTAGAAAAGAAGGCGTTATTAAAACCAATAGTGGACAAAAATTCAAAGTTGTATCAGGCGATTCTAGTTCTAAACTACGAATGAAACTTAAACAATAAAAAATTAAAAAATGGCTTTAACAAGTGGAATTAACAATTTAGTACCTTCTCCAACGAAAGGTTCTTTATTCCAAAACAACTACATTACAGACTTTAACTTTACAAAGCAATTCTTGCCTGACGTATACGAAAAAGAAGCTGAGATCTACGGAAATCGTTCTATCTCTTCTTTCTTGCGTATGGTTTCAGCTGAGATGCCTTCTACGTCTGATGAAATTCGTTGGGTAGAGCAAGGAAGACTACACGTAGCATACAATGCTGTAACATTAACAGTTGCAACAGGTGTGTTTGTGGTAACAATCCCTGATAATCCTGATGGAACTGCATTTCCTGCTTCAGGAGCTGCTGCTATCCGTGTAGGACAAACTATCATGGTACAAGGTAAAACAGGAGGTGGTGTTGTTACTGGACCAGTACTTAAAGGAGTAGTAACTGTTGCTGGAAGCGCTGAGTCAGGCTCGACTAGTAATTTTACTGCACATTGTTACTCAGCTGCAACATGGGCTGCAACAGGGTTTGATGCATCTAACGGTGTTAACGTATTAGTTTACGGTTCTGAATTTGCAAAAGGAACAGCTGGTATGGATGGTGCAATCGAATCTGATTACAGTTCATACACTAACAAACCAATCATCTTAAAAGATAACTACCAAGTAAGCGGTTCTGACACAGCTCAGATCGGTTGGATTGAAGTTGCTTCTGAGAATGGTGCAAGTGGATACCTATGGTACTTAAAATCTGAGCACGAAACTCGTCAACGATTTGAAGATTACCTAGAGATGTCTATGGTTGAATCAGTTAAGAAAGGTGCATCGGTTCACGCAAACTTCCCTGGAAGCGTTACTGGATCTGAAGGTTTCTTCGCGGCTCTTGAGTCTAGAGGAAATGTTTATACTGATCTTGCTGCTGATGCTGATACTATCGCTAGTTTCGATACTATCCTTAAGCAATTAGATAAAAACGGTGCTATAGAAGAAAATATGCTATACACAAACCGCGCTTTATCTCTAGCAATTGATGATGGTTTAGCTGCTAAAAATTCTTACGGTTCTGGTGGTACTTCTTACGGAGTATTCAACAACTCTGAGGATATGGCTTTAAACTTAGGATTTAGTGGATTCCGTCGTGGATCTTACGATTTCTATAAGACTGACTGGAAATACTTAAATGACTTCGGAACACGTGGTCAATTTGGAGATATTGAAGGAGCTCTTATCCCTGCAGGAACATCTACTGTGTATGACCAAGACCTTGGTAAAAACATCAAGCGTCCATTCTTACACATCCGTTATAGATCTTCTGAAACAGATGACAGAAAAATGAAAACTTGGATTACTGGATCTGTTGGTGGTGCTTACACTTCTGACGTTGACGAAATGAGAGTTAATTTCTTATCTGAAAGATGTTTAATTACGCAAGGAGCTAATAACTTCTTCTTATTGAAAGACTAATTATTAATATAGCCCTCACTTCGGTGGGGGTTATTTTATTTTATTAAATTATATTATGAAAAACTGGGAATTAAAAGATAGGTCTTATGTCCTATCCGGTGGAATGAGTCCACTAACATACAAAATACGGAGTGTCGGAATGCTTTGGTTTGATGAAGATAAAAAAATCAACCGAGAATTACGTTACGCACCAAATCAAAAATCACTATTTGTAGACGAACAAGATGACAGAGTACAGATAGAACATGTCATATTTGAAAACGGTGTACTTTATGTACCACGTACTAATGTGGTATTACAACAGTTGTTATCTAATTATCATCCTGAAGCTGGAAAAGTTTGGGAAGAAATTGACGAACTACAAGAAGCTGTTGATGATATTGATCAAATTGAATTAGAATTAGAAGCACTAAAACTAGTTCAAGAATTAGAGATTGAACACTTAGAAGCTATCCTTAGGACTGAATTAGGTTCTGAAGTAACTACTATGTCTTCAAAAGAAATTAAACGTGATTGTTATTTATTTGCAAAAAACAATCCAAGCTTATTCACAGAAATTGCTAACGACGAAGATATAAAACTTCGTAACTTAGCGAACAGAAGTGTTGAGAATGGTGTAGTTAATTTAGCAGATGACAACACGACATTTAAATGGTCTAAAACAGGTAAAAAGATTTTAACTGTACCATTTGATGAACATCCATATACAGCGTTTGCTAGATTCTTAAAAACAGATGATGGTATAAACGTTATGAAAGCTATCGAAAAGAAGCTTGCATAAAACAATAGGTTGTGGTTATTCGTTTAACCATAACCAACTAATTAATAAAACAAAC